AGTATTATCTAGCCAACTTTCTACAATTTGAGTTACATCTAATTTTAAATCTGTTCCTTCATAACTAAATGATTGAGATGCTTCTGAACCAGTATACCAAGTTGCTCCGCCTGGTTCTCTATAGGATCCAGTTGTTCCATCTACATATGAAGAAGTTTTCCATTGTGTATCTTGCACTAAACTATTTCTATATTTCCAAGATGCACCAACAGTATTAATTGGAGTATTTGATCTTTTTCCAACTCCTAGTTCCCAAGATTGTGATATAGGAAATGCATATAATGTATAATCTAAAGGTATTTCAGATGCTTCTGTCGTATATAATTTTAGATAATACTTAGGACTGGTTATTGTACCAGCCACGATTGATGCAGATATCTCTGCTAAATCATACTGAATTAATATTCGTGTATTATTATTGACAGAATTAGTTGTTGTATCTTTAGAAATTTCTAGAACACTATCTATTCCTGCGTTTTGTGTCTTTTCTACTTCATATATAGTAGAATCTTTTGATGCTGATATACTCCAATACATATATTATTTATATTTCTTCCCCAGTTTTTATTATGTCATTAATGACATTTTTATTGATATTATAAAAATTTAATTTTTTCTTAATAACATTTGAAACTGGGTATTTAATTCAATATTTGTTGTTGTTGTTATTATTTTTGGTTCAATATATTCATTAATTTCATATTTACTTTCATTCAATATGTCCATTAACTTAATCATATATTATGCCAATGCAATAGGTTTTCCTGTTCCACGTCCTCCTGGCCAAGTTCCACCTTTCCATTTAACATTTTTCCAATTCCCACCAAATACTTGTCCATCTAGATGTGTTACATTATCAAAGGATCCATTGTATATATTACCATTTTTGAATATAGTATTTTTAAATTTTCCATCTTCAACACTAGATCTAGCATTACCATCCCATACACCTTCAAATGCACCTTTTATCCATGTTATAACATCTTTATAAATTTCAACTCTTTCTTAGCTTTTGCCAACCAATGATCATCAGATATTGCTCCTTTTTTGATTAACTTTTCTATAGATCCTGTAAATCTATTCTTTTCATCTAGACGTTTAATTTCTTCTCTAATTATTTTTCTGATGAATTGCTCTTTTATTATTTCACTTTTCTTCATATTATTTTTTATTTTTCCTATATAAATCCATAGCTGAAATGGATATCTTTTATCTATATTTTTGTTTTTAATTATTTCTTTTATATTAATTCCTAATTTCTTTAAAATTTTTAAACTACTATTTCGTTTTCGAGAATAAAAAACTCTTTATAAATTGAAACTGCATTAGCATTTAATTTATCTGGGTGATTCTTATACTTAAAAATTATATCATGATTTGTGTTTTCTGTCAACACTATTATTTCTTCTTTTATCATTTTTACTAATTCTTTTCTTTTCATAATTTCTAATATGATACTACCTTACCTACTATATCCCTATCCGGAAAGCGAATTTCGAAGATTGATGGGTCTAGCGAGGGGTATATTATATTATCTTTTGTTGCTGTAGCAATGTCATAAACATTATTGACATATCCGGAATCTGAATTAAATAAATTAATTACACTAACATCTATCACAGATTGGACACCGTCTACATTGGCAATGTTTTTTATAATATCAGTTTGTACAATTGGTTGATTAATTTGAATATTATCTATATCAAATTTCTCTTTAAGAGAATTAATACATGTCAATAATACTTCTTTTGAATTATAATCTGGTAATACAGTAATTACAAATTTAATCCCAATATTAATTATATATGCATTTTTAATATTTATAGAATCTGTCAACATTCTATATTTATCTAAATATATACTCAAGTTTTCTTTTAGAGCTTGATTTGCTGTCACCAATTGTTTATCAGCATTATAACTTAATACATATAGATTCAACGTCAGTGGATTTCTAATTTTCTTTCTTTGGTCATATATATTTAATTGCTCATCTTGAATTATATAAGCTTTTGCCATTGCTCCAAATGTAGGCGGCATAGATAGAGCTCTTAATATATAATCGTCTCTTGTTACTGTTCTTCCTTGAGCTGCGAAATTAGCTAATGCATTTTGTCTTATATCTTCAATTGATTCTTGATTTCGTCCACCAGTTGCTGGATTTGGATTATTACACGCCAATGAATTTTTGACAATAGAAACAATTCCTGTATCTAATCCAGATGTGTCATCATATGCTAGGGATGTAAAATTATTAATAACTCCACCTTGTACATTTGAACTAATCCCACCACCAATAGAATATGTAATTGTTAATGTTGTATTACTTGGAGCTTGACCATAGGCATCAGTGAACATAAAATTAGCAATATCCCATGAATAATTTAATTTACTAACTCCAGTTGGAGTCATTAATCCTACATTATCCGGGTTTGGTACAATTTCTTCATCATAATCATTTGCTGTTCCTGCTCCAAATTGTAGCTCTAAAGTATCGTCTGCTCTATATCTTGTTATAAATCGTCTAGGCACTTTTTTTGTTCTTAATAAATATGGAATTTCATTCGCATATTGAATCAAATTTTGATTAGTTGGATTATTGTTGACTTCTGATATGAATATTGTATCTTGAGCTAAATAAGGAACTTCATTCCATTCATTTCCATCTGCATCCATTACTTTATCAATTGATATTACATTTGGTTCATTTATAAGAATTTTTTTATATTTTTCAGGATCATTTATGGTCACTTCCATTGTTCTTTGTGACCCAGCAGATATAGCTTTTTGCTTTTTCAATAAATAATATACAGGAACTCCATCACTATCAACTTCATATATGCTAACTGTTGTAGGTTCATATGAAGATGAGAAAGCAAAGTTAACCTTTTCATCACAAATAAAATCAGTACCTTGTCCTCTTACACGCATATTTTCTTTAATATGTAATGCATATGTATAATTAGGTTTGACATTTGCTCCATGCCCGGTTGCAGGTATAATTTGAAAAATGTCTAATTTAGTTTTAGAAGGAATAGATGGTCTTGGTTTATATCCTAATGCTTGAGATAATTCAACTACATTTTTCCTTTCTGATGCTTGTAATAATAAAGATTCCTTTAAATTTGAATCTAGATAATATGATAATACATCACCGACATAAGATGATAATTCAATAAACATCATTGCGGGGTCTGATTCATCAAAACTATTAATAGTATCACTAAAATATGTTTTAGCAAAATTGACAAGATTTTCCCTAAAAGAAGAAAAATCTTTATTTAAATATTTTATATCTTTTTTATTCTTCATATTATTTTACTAATATCTAATATTTCTAATTCTTTACTATTATTATTTATATAGAATTGAATACTAATATCAATTTGATTTTCTCGATTTTTATTAATGATAACAAGAATTTCATGAACTTGTATATAAGGAGTCCATAATTCTATTGTCTCTTTAATTTCATCTTTAAGTATTGTCTCTATTTTATTACTATTATCAAATAATGGCCAGTCAATTCCATAATTGGGTATCATAACCCTTTCACCTTTATTTGTCAATATTAAATTCCTTAAATTAGATTTTGCTTGATCTAGAGTTGTATAATTAGTTGAAAAAAAATATCTACTATCTGCATTAATAGGTATATTGATACCAACTGATATATTAGTATCTAGATCTAACGGATGTATATATTTCTCATCATTCATTTATCTTTGTCCATCCATGTCTTTAAGGTCTTCTCTATAATCTTTATTAAAAATTGCATTAATTTTAGCCATTTTTTCTGGATCTCTTGCTACTCTATTCATTGCCGTTACTACTTCTGGATCTTCATTCTCACTTATATCTAATTTAATAGTTGGCAATGTTTCTGGGATATCTGTGTCATAATCATCACCAGCTGTATATTCCTGCTGTTCTTTAAGATAATTTTCAGCAAATTCATCCCTTATCTTAGATGATGTAACAGGCTTACTTTTTCTTGCAGCTGGGGCACTATTGCCTTCTGTCAATAATTGTAGACTCAATGCATATTTGATTTCTTCGCGGATTAAATTTGTATATTCTTTTTTAATATATTTCTTGATATACAATTTAGAATATTTTTTTAAATACGTCTTAAATAACTTTTCAAATTCTGGTTTTTTCATTTATATATAAATTTTTATTCAATATTTACTTTTTTACTTTTAGTAGTGTTTGTTTTTGCTTTATTTGATATTGCTTTTATTTTTCCTTGTATAGCACCTTGATTTAATGTCGTTAATGCTGCAGCCATTGCTGATAAAGGAGTTAATGCAGATACCACAGTTGATTGTGCTGTCGCGAAAGTTAATAATGTAGTATGAATTGACCCTATTGCATCCCATATATCTTTTAATTGCTCTTCATTTTTATCACCTAATACAGCTGGTTGTTTAGCTTTTGCACCTAATTCTATTTTCTTTTTAGCATCTATTATAATAGATTTTTCTGTGTCTATATTTACTGAACCTTTTGAGTTTATTGATGTTCCTAATTTAGAAGATAATATAAGATAATCATTGGATGCATTAAATATTATTCTTCCTGATTTAAATATTACTTGTGACCCAGTATAATTCTTTGTCGAAATATATTTACTAGAACTGCCGGAGCCTTTATATGAATTTAAGTAATCGCTAGATAAATCTATAGGTATATTATGATTAGAACATAAATATATAGAAGATAAATCTTTATTAATATCTTCTGTCTCTATTTCATTAATATCTTTATTTTCACTTATATGAGATCTGAAAATAATTATTGGCTCACCATTATTTCC